AAAGACGGATCCTGTTCCGCTCGTCGCCGCAATATTCACGAGAGCGATGCCAATAAGCGATCCGATAATAACAACATCACCAGCACTAATCGCCGTACTGGTATTGCTGTATGTTACGACATCTCCGGGTTGAACATAATTAGTCGTCATAACTGAGTTTTCCTCTCGATCATTTCCAGCCGGCTAGTATCATCGCAACATTAACCAGTTTCAACGGTCCCAACATCGCAATTGATTTTGACGTGTCCAGTCGTTGCGGCTTCTGCTGCCGCCCCGAAGGCGATTGCATTCCCGCTGATATCGCCGGAAGCTTCCGTAACATTCGCCGGCGTATCAAAAGCCCCCGTGCTGCCGCCTCCATTTAGATCCCAAGTGAGCGCACAACCATTTGTCCATGCAACGCCAGCGACCTTAGGGCATTCGAAAACGCCGGAGAGAGCAACAACTCCCTGATCATCTTCCGAATAATCGATGTCATTGACAGCGATCCCGAGCAGGCTTCCAATAACAACTACATCGCCAGCGGTATAATCTGCGGCAGCAGTGAATGTTAGGTAATCACCTGGCTGCACAAACTTCGTCGCCATGATCTTTTATCCTCTCGACCATTGGCACTAATTATGCGCCATCATTCCGATAAGTGAAACGCCAGTCTGCTGCCGATGCATGGAAATCCAATCTAACCTGGAATTTAATTCCATCGACATCGAACGGATCATCTACGCGAATGCGCGGAGCAGATTCGCCCTCAAGATAACCATATACTATCGCTGCACCCTGTGCCATTGGATCAGCAAAGAGATACCATGCCGTTGTGCCGATAGTTGCTGTACCATCCAACAAGGGTTCAACGATCAATGTTAGTGATCTCAAACTTGCTACCGCAATGTCCACTGCCGATGTAACCGTTGTCAGCGGAAATAATACGGCCTCGGCAACAGTCTCTTTAGCGGCAGGAACAACCAGATAACGAGGCAGCACATTTAGCGTTTCCCCATCAAGCGATTTTTGCAGGCGCATCGTCTTTCGCGCAACGCCAAGGGAAGTTCCAGAGATTGCAGTACCACTCGATGTCGTTAGATTGGCGTGACCGCCAGTACTCGTTACCGCCGTCGCATTATATAATGCGCCAGTATCAGTCATTGTCGGATTAGCCTGAACGACTCCCCATGCAGTCTTGTTCTCAAAACGTGCGACAGCCTGACCAATCTTGGCGACCATCCGACCGAAAACGCCAAGCGAATCATTGATAAGTGCCTTGCGTGTAATGCTAAATGTGCGACCGTAAGTATCAAGAGTCGCCGTTTCCTTTGATTCACTAATCGTTCCGTAAGTGAATTCTCCGCTTTCTAGGACCTTGGCCAGCGCGGGATAATCGCCATCGCGTAACAGATTATGTGCCTGGAAGTTAGTCAGATTTACTTGCCCCATAACAGATCTGAATGTAGCAGGAGCAGCATCATAACTCCCAAGGAAAATTTTATTTGCGGCAGTTCCAAGAAGATTCGGGAAATCCGAAGTCGTATGCATTGCTTCGTCGACGATTTGAGTCCGGGTCATGCGACGAGTGTCGCGACCGCGTCGATCTAGCAAGTTCCGCATGAAATCTTGCGCGCGCCACGTTTTATATTCCCGGAAGTCCTCGGTAACTTTCATTCCTGGAACGAAATCGCTGGCGATCGCATTCGCCATTCTCTCATGAATGACTTTCGGATCTTCGTTCGAGAACAAAATTTGGGCATTACCAGAAGGAATAAGATTTGTCATTGTTGTCTGTCGCGCTTGTCTGCGAGCAAACAATTCAATCAAATCATCCTTAATATCGACGGGATCGATGCCAGCATCAAGCATTTGCTGTGCCTCAGATACAAGATTCAATCTCGATGCTGAGGTAAATACCGCCTGAATATGACGGGCTTTTTCGTTCGCAAGACGGGTAGCCTCCCGCTGAATTTCAGCAAGTGACTTGGCGCGATTTCCATCATCATCTTCCGCATTCACCGGCTGCTTTGGCTTGGGGGCAGGGAGAGATTCGGAAACAAGTTGATCAATTAGAGCGCGACGATCGACGGTTTTTGGAGCGACATCCTCCACTTTCTGGGTGGATGTTACTTCATTTGCATCATCGGCCATCTTGTTTTCCTTTCTAAGTAATCTACGCGCACCATCTGGAACGTTAGAAAATTTGCTCAAATCAGCAGATGCGGCAATTGCTGGTCTTTCGAGCAATGTGGTCGCGAACCCTTTTGCGACCGCCGTTTTGCCATTCATCCATGTCTCGGATGCCATCATTTCTTCAATTTCGCCTGAGTCAATACCCGTTCGGGAAGAATAAATGCCAACAATCGATTCCTTAATACCGCGAAGCGTTTCTGCCATTTTCGCATGATCTTCTGCTGTTCCGATAGTAAGACCACTCGGATCATGAATCATCATCCATGCGTCTTCTGGCATATGAATTTCATCACCAGCCATTGCAATTACACTTGCGATGCTTGCTGCAATCCCATCTATAACGACAGTCTTTTTTGCATCAACTCTTGATAAAATATTTTTGATGGCAAACCCCATAAATACGTCACCGCCATCTGAATTGAGATAAATATTAAGATCGGAGATTTTTCCGAGCTTCTTAAGTTCATCCACCACCATTTTATCGGTGATTCCAAATGGATGAATTGAATCGTAAATATATAGATTTCCAGTTGTTCCTTTTTTTGCGCAGCGAAAGTTTGCCATTTTTATCTCCTATCCATAATATGCGAGCGTAAGGACCGCCGTTGCCCCAGAGACGGCTGATATTTGGGTAATTCCATTGATTCCAACAATATATGGTTCCATTCCAACGCATATCCCGATAGGAGCATAACCAGACGTATCATCCGTTGCCGGGATGACTGAAATTGCTACTACGGATACATCATCAATTGTTCCTGTAAATGAAGTCGTATCGAAAACAAGATCGAGATCCGTAGAACCGGCAACGATCGTTTCCGTAAATGTTGATGATGTGCTTCTATCTGTTCCATTCGTGCCACCGAGAACCGGTCTAACGGATCCAGCGCTTCTAGTGGCAGTGAATGTCACTTTATATGATCTACCGACCTGGAGATTGCTTAACGTCTGTGATAAATTTGTATTAATGGCGCCAGTTGCAGTTGCAATGCCACCTGCAATCGTCCATCCAGTTCCCTTGGTCCAGTCAGAATCTGCGGCAAAATCACCGTTAGTAATTAGTTCTTCTTGCGTTTCCTCTAAAAATTGCAAATATGCTGGATTCGCGGCAGCAGCAGTTGTCGAGATCATCACCCAATGTGCATCAGCTGGAACATCGAAATTTTCGGCCGTCGTTCCAATGCTTCGACTTTCGATATGATCTGAAACCTGCTGATAGTTTTCAAATCTCTCTAATTCTTTCATTGCAGAGTTACCTCATTCTGCATATCTCCTTGCGGAGATAATGCGCCATTTGCTGGTTGTGGCTGTGGTTGTGGTGTGATTTGTTTGACATGCGGCAGATTCAATCCATCCAATTCAACACGTTCTTGTTTCAATTGTTGAATGTGTGCATCCGGATCTTTTCCGGTAGATGAAATTACTTCCTTAAATGTGCGGCGACCCGCAAGAAGTGCCGCATCTGTGGCTTCTCCATCTTTCTGTGGATCAATAAACGGACGATCTGGAAAATCCCAATCGACTTTCGTCGCATAAAGCCGTGATTGGCTCGCCCCGGCTATTTGATCGAAATGCATCCACATTGGACGGCACATCATTGGTTTAAGCATAAGTTTTTGCCAGCAATCTAGCAAAGCCCAAAAATCCAGCAATCCTGTTCGAATGCTTGAATAATTTACTTGTCGCAGATCACCTGTTAATGAAGCATAGTTAAGACCGCATCCTGCCGCAATGGCATGCAAGAGCATCACCTGCCATTCTTCGTCACCTTCAGATTGCGGAGGTACACCAAATGATACATCTTCCTCCGGTAGCAAATATTCGATGCGACCTGGCTGCATTTGTTGTTCTCTTGGTTGGCTCGTCTTGCCTGTTATTGTTGCTGATTCTGGAATCTTTCTGACAAATGCAGTATAACATGCCTGGATTTGCGCTCTCATTAAACGCGTCGCATTCAAGTCATCATGATTTTTTGCATATAGCACGCAAGGTGCAATCCAAGGAACACCTCGTGTTTGTTCCGGTCGCGTCTTCCAATAAACCGGGGCAACAAGATTTGCCGGAATCCTCTCAACGGTCATTCCCTGTCGACGAGTCGTAAATAGATTCGCACCTGGATGTTCGGTGAACATATGATATGCCAAACGGCGTCCATTATTGGAATATTCGACGCCAAGAATTACCACGCCACTTTGATCTTGAAGTGCATAAGTTCTGCTATGATCTATATAGTCTGGTTCTAAAACGCGAATAACCCATGGAATGCGTCTGCCCATTCCAGGTGTAGGAACAAATCGAATTAGTGCTTCGCCACTTTCTACAACTGTGCGAGCAACAAGTCTTTGCAATCCATAAAGATCATCTAATCCATCTGCATCACAAGTATCGACCCATTCATCCCATAGACCAAGTGTTCTTTCTCTAATTTGTTGGCTGATTGTATTTCCCAGTCGTGGTCTAATCCCAGTCCCAACTAGCTTTGCCGCAAGTATTTCATATGCATGGGAAACAAAAGGATTATTCCGACCAAGATCTCTCGCGTTTGCGCGAAGCTTATCAATGGCTGCGCCAACTTCAGCATCTGCGCTCGATGTGGTGGTGTACCAGCCAGATGTTGATCTTGTGCTTGTCGCACCATCATAACGATTTGACAGATTTTCTATCGCCACGCGCGCAACGGCGCGCTTCAATCCAAGGGCTGGAAAAAATGTTGCTATGATGCGATCTAGTAGATTCATGGTTGCTTCCCGGACACATGTTTTTGTAATTCAATTCGTACTTCACGAACTTCGTTAGAAATAGCATCGATATCATGTCGGATTCTTAGTTCAGAATTAATGGCTAATTCTCTGTGCGCGTCTAATCTTTGCATGACAACTTCCTGTCTTCCAGTAATTAAAAGGATTTGACCTGCCATTGCCATAATTATAGTTACAAGTATCGTTGCTGCGGCATAAGTTAATGTTCGAAATGAATTGCAACTTTTTTCATGACCTCTTATAAGCTCCTCTAATGAGGAAAGACGCTTTTCTGATATGACCAAATGGTCTTTAAATGAATTCTCGAGCGAAATCAGTTTATGATCTATTTCCTGAACAGATAACACATCAATCTTGCCTTCATTCTCGTGAGAAGATAGCATTTGTGAAGTCAATTCTGCCATGAGCATCCCCTTCTAGGTCTGCTTTCATAAAATTGTAAAGTTTCATCATTTCTGAAAAACTTTGGAACGTTTTGCGTCTGCCATCATACTCAATTGTTAAAAGACCCTCGGACATTGATGCGGCAAGGGCATCTAATTGAGCCTGTGTAAATGTTGCCATTTTAATTCCAGTTTATTTTACCTATCCAACCTTCTCTAGGAGTCGACACCGGCGGTTCTTCTTTCCTCAATTCTGTTCTAGATTGATCGATTTTCACGCCCTGTGCGCTAAGACCATGCAATGCACACATAGCATAAACAAAAGTATCAAGCGCTTCTACTGCCTGATCGGGTGTTTTTGGCTGCCACGCACGTATTGGACGCCCCCGGGAAAACCTCGTTATGACGTGTTCGCCTGTTAATTGTTGAAAATATGTGAGATCCAATGATGTCGGAAAATGAATGTAACCTGGACCGTGTTCCGTTAAACGTAATCTAGAATAAAGAGCATCCTTTGCAGAATCCACGCCGACAATAAATAATGTTATTTTTCCAGCC